CCCGCCAACGCCCCGTTCTTATAAATCTTTATTGATGTTCCCCCGCGAATAAACGCCCAGTGAGACCAAGTGTTTAATTCTTGGAGTAACGAAGAAGTAGCAAGATAGTAACTTCCTCCGCTGTAGAAAATATAAAAATACACACTGCCTGTCACACCCGTAGTCGCTTCAAATGAAACAGAGGATGAGTTAGGAACACTATCTGCCTGCCCAAACATGTAAAAGTTACCAAAGGCAGTCGGATAAGACCAAAAATCAACCGTAAAGTCTTCAGACCCCACGTTGAAATCTTCGGAGTCTGATGTTCCTACGACATCCCCCGTCCCATCAAAGTACCCACTCGCTCCACCAAACTTGCTCTGTGCAGTCTTAATCTGTGCATCACCATACCGTGTCACAGTCTTCGGAACAGCGCAGGAATCTGTGAAGGTTGTGGACGAATCAGCACCGTCCATGTGCAGTGCCAGTTTCGTGTAGGAGTCAATGCCGGGAAGTGCGTAGGATTGAGTGGGGGGAGTGAAGTTGGCTGTCCATCTGGCGATGCCTTTGGAGAATCTGAATTCGTCGATGTAGCCGTGCAGAGAATATAACACGTTGCTATACTCTCCGATTGTTCCAATGCTCCATCTGTTTGAACTATTATTAACGGTTACTCCAGCGACACTTGTAGACCCTACGGACGTTCCGTTTAGATAAATGGATAGCGTGTTTCCGTTTCTAACTCCTGCGATATGATTCCACGTAGACGTATCTGTTGAAAACCCCGAAGAATTAGCAGAGTATGTTGTTGTAGAACTACATACAGATAGCCGTAACTCATTTGACGCTATCATCATCAGGACGCTCGTTGATGCGGGAGTCCCGGCGGCATCACACTGCCCACAAATATGCTCATCGAGTTGTATAACTCCCCTCCTCCACCAAAAATCAATAGTGAAATCCCCAGACCCTACATCAAAATCTGCGGAATCAGAAACTCCCACAGAGTCTGTGTCTCCGTCAAACAGCATACTCGCTCCGCCGAACTTGCTCTGTGCGGTGCTTATCTGCGCGTTTCCATACCGAGTCACGGTCTTCGCCAGTATCTCCGAGTCAGTGAAAGTGGTGGAGCCGTTCGTGCCGTCACCGTGAAGGAGGAGTTTCGTGTACTGGTCGATGCCGACTGGGGGTGTTGCCACGTTCCAAATCTGCACGGCCTCATTGGAATACACATAGGAGTTCGCGGCTACGTTCGCAAGCAGTTGCACATTCGAAGTGGTTCTTGCCGCTTGGAATGGGATTACGCCGGTTCCCGGTTGATTTACTAATCCTTGCATTACTTCGTCGCCCCCCAATCGAATGTCACTGTGGATGTTTCTGTGGCATCAGAAGTGATGGTGAAAGACCCAGCAGTAGAAACTACACTCCAATTGCCGGCCTTCGTCTGAGTCGGGCTGATGATGACCTGCGTGGCTGCTGTGATGAAGGAGTCTGTTACCTGGTATGTTGTTCCACCCGATGTAAATGTTCCGGTTCCGTTCTTGAACAAAGCTTTCCCATCGATGTCGGAAACCACGGAAGAATTTAACTTGGCCTCTGTAATCGTCCCGTCTGGTATCTGCCCAAGTACAACGTCAGCCACGGCATCGTCCACATACTTCTTCGTGGACGGGTGGTAATCAGTCGTTGGGGTGTACACGTCCGTGTTCGTCCGTGTCAGAACTGTATCATCTGTTGGAAGCGCACCGACAACAGAGTCAACCTCGGCAGTGAGCGTATCGTTTACAAATGCGACAATGTCTACAGCCGCCTTGTCGAACAGCACCTTCAACTGAGTCGGCGTATTAGTGGGCTGGTCCGGTAGCGTCTGGTGGTTCTCCACCACCCCGGTGAATTTTGTTAGTGCCATAGCCCCTCCTTATTTTACGGTTCCTCCGACACGAGCATCTATGGTTATGTTTAGCACAGAAGATGTGTATCCAAGTTTGCTGTTGCGGAGAATCAGTTTCCAGTATGAGAACTTCTTGGCCTTTGTCCGCACTCTCTTCGGCCTCGGTGTCAGGCTTGTATTGTAACTCCAGTCAAGATAATCTATTTGTGAATAATCAAAAGTGTTATACCCGATAGACAAAGATGTATGCTTCTCTGTTGTGTCCCTGTCTGTTATCCAGTAAACATCCATATTTACCTTTGGTTCTGGTTGTATGCTTATCCAGCACTGGTTCGTAAACTTCCTCAACCATTCCCTGCCCCAGTCATAGAAACCCATTTCCCACTCTGCTTCAATGGCAAATGTTCCAAAGTATCTTTCAGAAGAATCGAACTTGTTTAGCTTTCCGTCATTGTCACCAAGAATCATCGCTCCGTTTATGACAATCATTGATTGGATGCTGTCAGGAACAACAAACTTGTACCAAACATCAATCTGATAGTTCAGAACAAGAATCGTGGTCCCGTATGCAATCCAAAACTCTTTCATTTCCTGCCAATCGCATGTTTTCACACCGGATAGCGTGAAGGTGCTGAGCGTCTTCTGGACTCGTCTGCTGATGTTCTGAGCATTGCGTTCATCACGAACACCTGTTGAAGTCCACCGATATACACCATCGTCCTGTATAGATATGGGGTCATTGTCGAGGACCGCAGCCTGTCCGAATGGAATGTTTCCGGTTGTTTCGTTAAGTTCGAATACCGGGAAAGCAATAACACCGTCCACATCCAAGTAATAAGAATAGAATGTCCTGTTGCCATTTGTGAATATGACTTGCCTGTCGTACTGCGTTACGATATCGGTGATGGCGAATTCGTTAGGGCCGATGTTGTGAACCTGTGTGGTCGGGAAATACTCAGCTGAAGTAACGGAAGAAACAATCCCGCTGTGATACCGCTTGTTCTCGTATCCGGTGTTCCTGTTCCCCCATACATGAACGCGAGTCCCGAAGATGACCGCTTTACGGCATCCCGCAATTTCAGCACGGTTTGCGGTTGATGTCTTGTTCCAGGTGATGACAACATTCGATGGGAAGTTCCCTGGAGCCACCGTGAATGTAACCGTTCCTGCTGTCCTGTCTACCGTGAAATCTGTGGTTTCTGCCTTTGCCACACCGGAAACGGTTGCGGTTACGGCATCTGCGCTGATACCCTGTTCAAACAGATAGAATACGGTTGCGGAACCATTACCAGAAAACGCTTGACGCTTGAATCCTGTGAGAAGATTGATACCTTCCAAAAGCGTCCCGCCTCCGGTTGGAGGTGTTGCCGTGTAACATGTCGGTATGTAACCAACTACATCAATCAGGTTGGTTCCGTCAAATGACTTGTATTCCGTCCCATTCATGACATATACTTTTGCAGAATTGTAAAACATGTGTGTCGGCGCATCAGTCAGCGTACCCAAGTCCGTCTTAGCCGTTCCAATCACCTTGTAAAGATGACCATTGCAAGCCACGAGATGAAAGTAAGTATTGCCAATATTGCCATACCATTGCCCTTGAATTGTCTTTCCTGCCGCAATCTGAGTGGCGAGAACAGCATCATATCCCTCTACCTGTTTCAGCTTTCTGTTCTGTGTCACACGGTAGTTTTGCATTGATGACGCTTCACCAACCTGTAATTGGGTGTCAATGTCCTCGTTAATTCCAAGAAAGGCGTTGATTTGTGCAACCATCAGAACCCTCCATAGACATCAACGATCTGCTGCTCCTGTGACGGATGTCTGATGCCTTGCGTGGCTTTCAGTTCCATGTACCTGTCCCGACAGAACTTGCTGACGATCGTGTTTTCTTCTTTGAATAAATCAGCTGCCAGACCATACGGCAACAATGTCCGTGCGGTCACATCATCAAGGACGATTACGTCCGTCATTGCTGTGATTGCGTCCGGTATCGGTCTGTAATTGATTCTGACAACACCCTCGTAAAAGTAGTCGATGTACAAGTCCTTGCTGTTCTCAAACTTGTAAGTGATGTCTTTCCCGTACTGCTTTACCGGGTATTCGTTGATGACCTGCTCAATAGATTTGAAGTCAGAAGGCATCGAAACCTTGAAAAACGGTGCGTATGACGGAACCCTTGCGAGTTTCATCGGAATTCCGAAAAGAGCATAGTTGGTGATGGTGTATTCATATGTTCCAGAGAATCTAAGCCTTGACCGTGTAGCCCCGGCTGTGGGGGTCACAACGCCTTTGTATGCAGTGAACTGTCGTGTTGTTGGGTCGGTTGCCGAAACGGTTGTGAGGACGTTCCAGACACCGTTATAGTCCTCTACATATACCGTTGATTCTCCATCCACTTCGAACGAATACGCATATGCTGCCCCGTCTGAATCCTTGATGATATCGGTTCCATCAAATGTCAGATAATCAAAACCGGATGACTCTCCAGCAAGCGGGTGAATCGGCTTGTTGCTAAATTCAAAGGACTTGTAATATTCGCCAATCTTGACGAGTTCGGACTGAAGCACAGTCAAGATGCCAGGGGTTCTCGCCCGATATGATGCGGTGTCGGAGGCATTGAGCGTGTTAATTACGTCAGTCATTTCGTCAGCCAATGCCATCGCCTGGACGAAAACCTGTTCTGCGGTTGTTGCCATTCGTGTTCTCCTTCCGATCATTTTGGGGCATGAAAAAGGGAGCCGTTTCCGACTCCCTACGAATATCTCTGGCACGATTACATCGTAGGCTTTAGAAAATTTATTGCAGAATCAGCCCAACACCATTAAACATGATAGACGTGATTTCAACTCCATTGTGATATGCTTTAGTAATATCTGTTCCATTATTTTTCATATCACGCCCCCACTATCATATAGACCTTACCATCGGTAAGTTTTCCTGCGGGAAGTGCATCATATGCCGTCTGTGTTAAAACAACAAACCCGTTGATTTGTCCGTCATTCGTAATTTGAGACAAGTTGTTCGCAGTAGCTGCGGCTTTTCCATAACTTAAAACATCCATGTTGCCTCCTTACGCATCCGCCACTCCGACTTCGTGCCATGCGGTTCCATCCGTCACATACAGTTTTCCGGTCTGGTACACATATACTTTTGATGTTGGAATTGCTTTGATAACCGTGTCGGCTGCAAACTCCGTAGATGTCATGTACCAGCAATTGTCAGACGTATTCTTAACCATGTTCTTCCTCCTTCGGGTGTTGTTTGCGATAGTGTGCCATCAGGGTTCCTTGATTGAATGTATGATAATCGCATTTTTTACAGCGGTATTCTGCGGATTCTTCGACCTTCAGTTGGTATCTGCCAAGCATTTTTGCAATGAGTTTCGGGTTTTCTGTGGTCAAAACACCATTATGAAACTGTCCAAGTTTCTTTCTTGTTTTTCTGTCAACCAGGACCATTTCCTTGTCCAATCCTTCAAACTGAAGAAATGTCATATGCGCTCCTTAAAGGAAAGGGGAGAGCCGAAGCCCTCCCCACACCGATCAACCGGGAAGTTCGACAACGTACATTTTGAGAGCGTGTTCCGATGTAAGTTTCTTGCCAGTTGCAGGAGTTGCCGTGAATGTCATGAGGCCAGCCTTGGTCTTCATTTTGGCATCCTCGACAACAAAACCGGTAAGACCATTCTGAGGGCAAACCAAAGTAACAATTCCACCTTGGTGGAAGTCACCGGCAGCCGTGGTAATGGTCACAGAACCGTGAGTATTTGCAACGGATGCGAACACAAGAACCCGGTTGCAAGCCTTGGTAGGCGTATAAGTAAAGTTCTGAGGGTTGTTAGCCCCATCCTCATCGGCGGCATTAGCCGAGAGAGCGTAAATGGTGTTGAATGCGGCCATCGTGGACTTGGTACAAGCAATAGCAGCCATGTTTTATTTCTCCCTTCAATTTTGGATTGTATAAATTAGATCACAGTTTCAGCAACGAACGTGAGGGCGTTGGATACGAGTTCCTTCGGCTTGATAACCTTCGCGCCCCATACCGCAAGACCCTTGTAACCAGTACCGAAATTGGCTTCGCGTTCCACAACAGCGGACTTGACGATCTGCTGTGCGAAAGCGATGGAGTTGGTGGAACCGGCAAGGATGTTCGGAACCTGAGTCTCGCCAGTGGATGTGAAGTTGATGTTGTTGCTGACATAAACCTTGAAACCAAGGTAGTCTGCAACTTCAAGAGTGCCGATAGATTCCAGCGTCTTGAAGTAGATACCGGCAAGTACCATGCGCTCCTTGACAATCGGGCTGATGGCAAGCCAGCGTCCGTTGGACGGAACGTTCTGCTCATCAAGAGTTCTTGCCATGCGGGCAATCGCGGACTGGATGGTCACAGACGTAACACCGGCTTCGGTCAGGATATTACCGGCCTGAGTGTCAAGATCGAACACAGCCGCATCCATCGTGTCGCGCAAACCATACATTGCAGACTCAACGCAACCACCGGCAACATCAATCTGTGCCTGGAAGTTGTCAACGTCAAGGATCTGGAACGAGTACGAATATGCCTTGTCGATGAGCAACGCCGTGGAAGCGTCCTTGATGTTCTCAAACGTGATGTCAGCACCGGTGTATGCGGTGATGGTCGGAGATGCCAAAGACGGGAAATATACGGTATCGCCCATCTTGGTAATCGGCGCATTGATCGGGGCTGTACAAATCTTGGTTGCGACAAGGTTCTTTTCAAGATCGCGAAGAACTTTCGCGCTAATCAGCTTCGGGACTACCCCTTGCAAAGAAATAGACATATGTTATCTCCTTTTACTTCCACAGTTTTGTGGATTTCATTATTTTGTCGTAGTTGTCTGCGATTTCACGCTGTGTCATGTTCAACACTTGCTCCTGCGTGTAGCTGGCTGTGGTTGGAACTGATGCACCTGACGTACTGCCTGGTGATGCTGTTGCGGCCTCGGCATTCTTTGCCTCAACAACCTTCTGCTTATTGAATTCAGCGAGTTGAGAAACAAGATTGCCCCTGTCGTATCGTGCGTAGGCATGAACAAGAGGGATGCCAGCATCGACATCAGCCCAAACACTCTTGGGAATCGATTCTGCATTCACTCCAGGAAACTCCTTGACGAAATCAGCCGCCTCACGCTGCTTGCGGTTTTCTGTTTGAACAAGAGTTTCCTTTTCTTTGAGTTCCTTGCGAAACTCACGGTTTTCAACGATTTCCTTGGCGATTTCTTCCGGTATGCCTTGGTTGATAAGTTCTGCTCTGGATGCCGCATCTGCTGATGCTTCCATTTCGCGTTTGAACTGGTCGATTGGCATTCCGTACTTCTTCGCCAACTTCTCGACAAACTTTTTTTCTTCGGCTGCGCTTTCGTATTGGGACTTCACTCTGTCGTAGTCCATGCCCTTCTGGATGTAGGGAATGGCTTCGGATTCGGTGAGTTCTCTTTCCTCATGCAAAACCTTGACTTTCAGTTTGCGAGGTTCTTCCTGCTTCACTTCCTGAGTTATGGTTTGCTCAGCGGTTTCTACAGGAGTTTCGGGGATGTTGGCCTCTGGTTGGGCCATGATTTCTGACATATTTTCCTCCCGGCCTATGGTTGGGCCGCATTGGGCTGTTGTACGTTTGCACCACCAACGGGTGCGGGCATCTGCGGGGTTTGCTGTTTGCGCTGTAGGATCATTTCCATAACCTTGCCTTCCTGTTGTTCAGAAGGAAGGTTACGAATGGCTTGCTGTTCTTCCGGTGACAGTGATTGGACAAATTCGCCCATGAACATGTAAAGCACCTGTTTTGTTTTGTCAGATGCCTGTAATTTTTCGATTGCTTTTGTCTTGCCGGGGAACACTGTTTCGGGAAGAAGTTCCAAATACAGGACCGGATCGATTATTTTCTGTGCAAGCATGTTGTCGAGGGTCTGGACCACGCCAAGTTCGCTCCAATAGGAGGAAGCACCAACATCCACCCTCACCGCAAGGTCAACGGAATCCAGTGCGGAGAAGTTAAACACCTTTCTAACCGACTGCCCCATGACATTCCTTACAACCTTGCGCTCGTCGTAGTGCGCCCGCATCATGTCAAGCCAAACAAGAACCGAATCCTCAACGAATTGGTACAGATTGGCCTTCACGTTTTCAAGCGGGATGGCTGCGTTTTTTGTGACCGCAATGATGGCCGACTTGTTCTCTGGCCTGATATCACCCATAAACGCATCAGATGCGCCCAGCATGTCCTTTGTGTACTTAATTGCCGTGTCAATGACAGACATAACGTTTCCGCTCTGTTGTGCGCCATCAAGGTATTTCATTGCTCTTGTGACATCCCCGGTTACGCCGTATGTCTGGCCAATCGCATTTGATGGAGCCGATATCATTGACTTGTCATACACCAATCTTGGGAATGCCGTGTTCATCAGCGAAACCATGACAAAAGCAAACATCTTGTTAATGAAAATCTGGTTTGGAGTCAACCCGGTACAAGGTGCCTGACCGTGATAACTGTTCTTGCGCTTGTCCCAGTTAGCCCATGCCACCGGATACAACCTTAGTTTCGTGTCTGTCTTTTCGACGAACACAACCGCTGACGTACTCTTTCTGAAATAGACATGCGGCACGTTATCTTTGTCCCATTCCTTCCACAGTTTCATTACAACCGTGGCTTTTCTGGCACTTTCGACCCCGATAACCTCGTTTGCAGCCCTGTCTCCGACCTGGTTGTCCGTGTCATCGTCACCAGCAATCAAATCAATGACATCCTGCTTGGCTCCACGCTCTTTTGCCTCGCGCTTGATGTCAGACACCAGCACCCGGAACGGGATGATGATATACGGTTGGTTCTGGACCCGCGCGTCGTTGGGATTTCCGAAGATTACATTCGTCGAGTCCACAAGTTCGCACGAAATATCGCCTTTGTTGTCCATCCGACTGTTCTTTGACATGTCCCACCACGAATACATTCCTGCATCGCCCGTGATTGCCATGTCGTAAAGTGCCTGACGAAGAAGCGAATCAACCTTGTTTCGTTCCCAAAGCATTGAAATTGCATCAGTTGCGTGTCCCGTGACTTCCCTTGCGAACACCTCAGACGCATCCATTCCATCCTTGGACACATTGATTCCGGTCACATTAGCCGTTATCTTCTGCGCCATGATAGCCGATGTGAAATGGGTCACGATCCTCTTGAACTGATTGAATACCGGGGTAGGAAGACCGTTTGCCTGTACTCCATGCCACTGATCGCCCGCAATCATGCGCTCGTTACGGTTGATTGTTTCGTAGTAAGGAGGTGACAGAGAATTGTTATAGTCAATACCGGCTTGTCGGAGGTTCCAATCCTCCGTTGTCTCTATCTTTTCCATGTTCCTCCTTTACACCGTTCTCCCTATAGGTGGCTGTGGCGAACCATCAAACCCCATCAAGTTCTGAAGTTTCAATGCCATTTCGTTCATGTCAGGCAACGAATCGGGCATAGAAAAAGCCGGGGTTTCCACCGGCTTCCTGTCGTTCATTCCATCCAGATATCCTTTTCGGTACGCTTCGTTTACCTTAACGATGATGTCATCAGTAGTCACATCCAACCTCCCATATATGAATCAGGTATTGTTCCACCTGTCACCGACTGAACTTCTTCCTCAACAAACCAGCCTTGCCTTTTAGTCTCGACAACCTCCTGCGATGGCATTGTTCGTGCTGCGCAAAAGTACCTAAGACCCGAAGGGGCGTGGGTCAACTCATGCGGTCTGTCACTCGCATCGTTTGGGTTGTTCTTGTCCTTCTGGATTGATTTCATGCACCTCCACAAGTTCGGAGCCGCACCTTCCTCAATCACCAAGTCAGGCAGATAAACCGTTTCACCTGTTATCTCGTTCCGTGTTTCCCTCGGCAACAGCCATTCATGTACTGCGTTCCAACCTCCGACATGCTCGTTCGTTGCCTTATACAAAGGAACACCACAATTTGCAAAGGTTTCGGCACCGGGCTTGCCCGTGTCCTGCCGTCTAAACCACAAGTCAGGACCGGCATATGTGATATCAACCTTGTCAGTTCCGTTAGCCTTCAGAATCTCTCTGCAAGCCTCTGACATAGTCAAATTTGGCATATAAACTTCACGGTATATTCGACCACGACCCTGTGAATCCAGACTCACCCAATGACACGAAAGCATGTCCATGCCGTAGTCCATGAACCGGATTCGCTGATGCCAATCTGGAATGCGCTCTTTCGGGACAATGTGAATGTGTTCTCTCAACTCAGGGAAGAATGCGCCACCAGGAACCAGAAACGCCTCGTCTTCATTCGACGGGTATTCTGCCAGAACAGCATCACCCAATGCGTTCTTGGTCTTCTCATACCATTCCGGTGTCCGTCTTGGGTCTGTGTTCCACGGCAGGAATATCCGGTTGAAATCGTTTTTACCGTCCCTTGAATCCATCCACAGTTTTTCAAACAGTGAGCCACGGCACATTGTCGAGATTCCAATGACTCCACCACCGCCGACACGGTTCACGGACGGAAACACCGAAGCCCATATTTCTTCGGCCCAGCTTTGAAACGCCCACTCATCCAAGATAATCAGATTGGCAGTAAACGAACGCCCCGAATTTTGACCGGCTGGCATCGACTGAAGCGTGGATGGTTCTTTCCCCTTATGCGATACCGTCACGATGGATGTTGTCATGTCCCAAGAAACATCACCCGTTCCTTGCTTGCACATCCAATCAGGAAGATGCCGAAAGATAAAACCAACCCTTCTCGCCATTTCCTTTGACTCGGTTTCGCCTCGGCTCATTACAATTACCGAAGCACCGCCACTTCGCCACAAAATCCACGCCGCATATGCCAACGCCAACCAAGACAATCCCAGCTGCCGCGCCTTCAGCACCTCGTTCAGCTTGTGTTTCTGAAAGTCCTCCAACGCCTTGACTTGTCCCGGCCACAACTTGAACGGAGCAGCAAGTGTCGGTGAGTCACGATCCTCGATATACACAAACCGTTCTATCCATCTCCGACAATCATCACGGCAAAGGTCATTCTCCAGTTCGTGATGCAGAAATTCCATTTCTTCCGTTGTCATGCTTCATCCCTTTATGTCAAACAGCCTTTTCCCGTTGTCCTGGAGTACCTGATAAACCCCTCGCGCCAATCTTTCAACCAGCATCTCTTCCTCGGCTATCTCCAACCCCGCGTTATCCACAAGCACATGAAAGATTTCATGCCACAGCGTCATGCACATGTGCTGATGGTCCTGCACCGTTGTACTCAACTGGATTTCGCAATTTGCCTTGTCTACCATCCCAAAGCACACGGAACTTCCCAGTGTTACAACCTCACTCCGCTTCACCACATAGTCAATCCCGTTAATCCTGATTACCTTCGGAATCTTCATTATGACAACCCATCTGGAAACTACCCGAAGTGTTTCCCCGTGTTATCTGGCACTTTGCTTTCCAACTCGACAGCACAAATTAACCGAGTGCCTTTTGTAGCAACGGTTTTGACAGATTGTGTTTTGTTAACCTATATGGAAATTAAGATTTTGACAGGCCTCTTCAGCGGCTCTTCGTAGCCTTTCCCAGACGATTGCACGATATTCTTCCCGTCATGCGCGGGTAGCCATTGTATGGATTGGCGCGGTTTCAGTAGGT